AAAATAGGGTACAATTGGTTAGAAATGGAGGAAAAAAAATGTATATAGGTAAAGCAAGTATAGAAGTTATTGGAGATAAATGGGTTGAAGGAAAAGAAAAACCTAAGAAAGATTCAGTTCTAAACTCTTTTAATTTTGATGATGGCATTCATGCAAAAGATTTAGCTAAATTTTTAGAACATTTACAAGAAGATCATAATCATAAGTTTTGTGGAGATGTAGATTGCCGTATTACTATTAGACAAAGGGACTATTGATATGCAAATAATAGAGAGAAATCAAATAGAGGCATTAGAAACTTTAGATGAGTTCGATGACACATCAGTTGATGGTGTTGTTGAATATCAAGAGTTAGTTTCTAATCATGGTGACATACCTAAAAAATTATATTTAAATGAAAACCATCCACACTACAATGATATGCTGTATTACGCACAAGTGGATCGTGTAACAGTAATACCAACAACAGGGAAAACAAAAGTATGCTAGATTTTTTTAAGTTTGCTTTGCAATCACCAACAGATTATATTTTAATGACTATATTTTTAATATTAGCTTTAGAAAATATAGTAAAATTAATAAAATTTTTAATAAAATAACCCTTGACTTTTTTGTAAACATGTGGTATAGTAATAACAACATAGGAGGATTGTAATATATGGACAATCAATTAATAGACACAAAAACAATGTCTGATGAGCAGATTATGAAAGCTATCGGGCAAGATTCTGGTGGAGGAGAAGTAAATAATATTCCAAGACTAGCAATCAATAGAAATCCAGAAGATGATGATGGAAATTCATTACCTGTTGGTAATTTCTACACTTACGATGCAAGTATTGGCACAAACGTATTTGGTAAACCTGTAACGTTTAGACCTTTTATAAGTGCTATGCAATACATGCATTATGAACCAGAGAAGGGTGAGTATGTAAATAGATCAATCATTTTCAAAAGTTGGAAGGAAGAAGCTATTGATATTCAAGGTGGTACTAGATGTAATAAAGTGCCATACAAAGATAGAGATAAATTATCTCCAGAAGATTTAGCTGAACAAAGAAAAATTAGATGCTATAGATTATTATATGGTCTAGTAAGTTTTGATTCTAAAACTTCTGATGGTACAGATCATAAGGTAAAAAATTTACCTACACTTTGGAGGGTAACTGGTACTAGTTTTGCTCCAGTCGGTGCTTCTATTGATCAGATTAATAAAAGAAAAAAACTAATGTTTAGTTGTACATTTACTTTAGATAGTAAAAGACAAAAAAAAGGTGGTAATACTTTTTATGTCCCTGAAATAAAAGTAAATGCTGATGCTAATTTAAAAATGTCTACAGAAGATATGGATACTTTAAAAGCATTTCAAGAAACTATTAATCATGAGAATAATCAAATAGCTGACTTGTATCAAAAAGCAAAAGATAAAAAATCAAATGGTCATGATGCTATCTCTGGAAAAATAATTGATGGAATGGATGATGAGTTACCAGATCCAGCAGAGGTCTTTGCTAAATAATGAACTCTATACTTCATAAAGTTCAGTTATACTTAGACAAAGCAACTAAAGATGCTGTAAAAGTTGATAGTAAACTTGTTGAAGAGTTTGGTGAGGCGTGTAAAAACGCCTTGCTAAAACAGTTTGCTGAACCTAGAAAAGAAAGAAAGTCACCTAGAATGAGTAGTATAGGTAGACCATTATGCCAACTTCAAATGGAAGCTAAAGGTATTAAAGGAGAAGGTGCACCATACAATTCTAAAATGAGAAATACGTTTGGTGATTTAATAGAAGCATTAGCTATATTTGTAATGAAATCAGCAGGAGTTAATATTGAAGATGAACATAAAAAAGTACAGTACGAAAAAGATGGAACCGTTATTGATGGTGAATATGATACAAAAATTGATCAAAAGATATGGGACATTAAAAGTGCCTCACCATATTCGTTTGAAAAAAAGTTTGGGGAATCTGGAGGTTTTGAAGCAGTTGCAGAAGACGATGCCTTTGGTTATGTACCACAAGGTTATTTATATTCAGAGTCATTAAAACTTCCGTTTGGTGGTTGGATTGTTGTTAATAAATCTACAGGTGAGTGGACTGTTTGTGAGACACCTGTTGCTGATAATGAGTATAGAATTAAAGCATTATCTTTAGCAATTAATAATGCTAAAGCATTAAAAAATAATGAACCATTTAAAAAATGCTATGAAGATATAGAGGAAACTTTTCGTAGTAAAAAAACTGGTAATAGAGTTTTGGGCACAGTATGTTCTTTTTGCCCATACAAACTTCCTTGTTGGGGAAGCAAAGTGCAATTGTTGCCACAGCAACAGTCGCAAGGCAAAAACCCTAAGTGGGTTTGGTATACTGAAGTAAACAATCCGAGGAAAGATGAAAGTACGCAGTCGGAAAGCTAAGGGTCGTAAACTTCAAGATTGGGTAGAGAGTAGTCTAAGGGGTCTATTTTCTACCCTGACCAATGATGATATTAGAACTGCTATCATGGGCGAGAGTGGTGCAGATGTTAAATTATCCCTTAAAGCTAAAGAAATTTTTCCATTCGATATTGAATGTAAAAATGTTGAAACATTTAAAAATGTTTACAGGGCATACGATCAAGCAAGTAATCATGGTAATTTAGAACCATTATTATTTATAAAAATAAATAGGCAAAAGCCTCTTGTAATATTTAGTGCTGAACATTTTTTTAAAATTATTGGAGAACAAAATGTCAAAAAAGAAAAAAATATTTACAATAGATGATGCTATAAAAGTTATCATAACACCTTGGGATAAAGGGTTTAGTTGTGGTATACTATTTGGTAAAAATGCAAAAGACTTAGAGTTTGAAGAAGATATATGTGCAATTATTGCTAGGGGTATGATTAAACATGCAACACTAGATCCGCATACTACATATTTGCTTGGCTTAAAAGGCTTTGCAGAAGACAAAGCAAAAACAACAATAGACGATGTTTCTATTCCATTGCCAAATGAAGATGCAATATTTGATGATGAAAACGTTATAGATTTTTTAGAAGCATTAAAGAGAAAAAAAGATAGGGAGTTAAACTAATGGCAACGCATTTAGTTATAGGTGATCCTCATTGCACACCTGGTACAAGCAATGAAAGATTTTTATGGGCAGGTAGAGTGGCTAAAGATATAAAAGCTACTCATGTAATATGTATGGGAGATTTTTGTAGTGTAGATTCGCTATCATCATACGACAAAGGTAAGATGTCTTTTGAAGGTAGACGTTTTAATAAAGATGTTGAACATACAGAAGATGCACTTGCAAAATTTAATAAAGGTTTGGGTAGTTACAAAGTTAAAAAAACTATGATACTAGGTAATCATGAAGATAGAATCGACAGAGTTGTACAAGATAATCCAGAGTTAGAAGGCACAATATCTATCTCTGGTTTAAACTATAAAAAATTTGGATGGAAGCAAGTTCCATTTAAACAAATTAAAGTTATTGATGGTGTGCATTATGTGCATTACTTACCCTCTGGAGTTATGGGCACATCTATATCTGGTGAAAATGTAGCAAGAACTATTTTAAATAAGCATAAAGTTTCTGCTACAGTGGGCCATTCACATTTATTAGATTATGCAATATCAACTACACCACTAGGTAAAAAATTACATGCTTTATGTGCTGGATGTTACTTGACTCATAAAGAAAGTTATGCTAAAGGTACACAACACTTATGGTGGAGTGGTTTAATTATGAAATACAATGTCAGTAATGGGTCATATGATTTAGAAACAATGTCTATTAAACAGGTTAAAAAATTATATGGTTGATAATGTAAATTCACCGAAGCATTACTTGCAAGGTAAGCGTGAAACTATAGAAGTCATACAAGATTATATGACTAGAGATGAATTTGTCGGTTATTTAAAAGGAAATATTTTAAAGTATGTTGGCAGATTTAAATTTAAAGGTAATCCATTAGAAGATTTAAGAAAATCAAAATGGTATCTAAACAAACTAATACAGGAGGTAGAAAAGTGGGAGCAGTAAAACAATGTCTAACAGAAGTTGAAGATATTATCTCTGAATGTATGGGAGATAAACTAAATCTTTCAGAAACAGTAGAGTATTGTAAACAACAATTTAAAAAAAAAGGTGTGTACAATCCATATCTTACTGATAAAAAATTAATTAAAAAAATATATTTATCTTGGACAAGGGAGGTTGTAATATAATGACAACAGCAGTTAGATTAAATGCTTTTTTTGATGCATTGGTAAAAAGATACAATGCAGAAATTGCAGAAGCAAGGGCAACAATAAATGTATACTTAGAAAATCCTGTAGCTATAGGAGAGCATCCACAGTTTATTGATGAGATAAATAAACAACTAAGTAAATGGTCCGATGCTCGTGATAAAATAAAAATAATAATGGAGTATTATAATGACAATTAATAACACAAATTTAAAAGAAAAAAAGTATGTATTACCATCTAGTATTTTAAAAGAATTATTTAAATATTTAATGGCTAAACCATATGGAGAGGTAGCAAATGTTATGGGAGCACTTGCAAAATTAACAGAAATAGAGGAGAGTACGAGTAATGTCGGAGAAAGAGAAAACAAAAAAAATACCAGATAGTATAAAAAATCATGTGGGCTTATTATTTGAATTAAAAATTGGACTTGGTGCTAATAACAATATAGTATTAGATTATGGAGGCAAGCCTGTGGGTAAAATTAGAGAAGCACTAAAAGATTATAAATATCATGGCAATATGTGTGCAGCAATTATAAATCATTGTAATGTGGTAGGTAAAAAACTTGAAGAAGATATTAAAAAATTACTTCAAACAATTTAGTTGGAGACATAATTTTATTATGGACTTTGCAGAAAAATTAAATTGTAAATTAAGTAACTGGTTTTGGAATGTTAGGTGGTCAGATCGTAGACATTATAACAGCCAAAAAAAAAGACGCTCATAGGGTGGTTTGAGTCCACCGAGCGTCTTGTGTTGCCTTGGGGAGAGGGTGTAAAAACCCTCTCTTTTTAATTTTTAAGGGGTATACTAAGTACCCAAAAGTAAAAAGAAGGCACTCTACGGCCTTCTCAGAGCCTTTTTTTTCTAGTAATTAGTGTCAGAACCCATGATTCCTTGCATCTGCTCATTCATAGGTTTTGATTTAGGTATCATTCTATTTGTCTGCATCATAGGTTTTACTCTAGTATTATATACACTTGATAGTACCCCTGGGTAGTTTTCATTCTCCGAATAAGGTGTTAGTGTTTGAAAATTTTTAGATAGTGACTCATCTTTTTCAATACTATCTCTAAACTTTTCATAAATAGGACTAGTTGATACTAGGTTTATAAAACCTCTTATGCTGTCTTCACTATCTTCAAACTGTCTAAGATTTGCACCACCTGATGTGGTTAAAAACGGTTGGTCTCCAACTGGTTTTATTCCAAAAAAATTATTAGCTTCTTCAGCTGTTGGTGCACCTTTAAATTTAAAGTTACCTGTTTCTGCAATTGCTATAGTAGTAATTAAAGAAGTAGGTATTTTAGATTCAAGAGAATTTTCTGGATAAGTTTTTTTAACTCTATCCACTGTCTCTATAAAATTTTTAGTTGTATTTGTTTCTGCCATAGTAATATGTATAAAAATTATTGTACTAACAATTCCAAGCACGAAGTGCTTTATTAATTCTAGAGTTTGGATCATTAGCAGTTTTTTTAGAAGTTAATTTTTTTTTCATGCCTTTCATTCTCGCACAAAATGAGGCACGTCTTTTATTGCCTACCTTTTTACTAGGTTTTTTTAAATTAGCACCAGTCGTTCTTTTAAAAAATTTACGACCTGCTTCATTTAATCCACCTGAAGGGTTTTGATATTTTTTTGCTACCATTACTTTTTCTTAACTGTCATTGCAGCTCTTCTAAAGTTGGCAGCAGTAGGTGCACCTTTAGCACCTTTGCTTTTCATTTTACCACCACGCTTTCTTTTAGCATGGATGTTAGCGTATAAACCTTTTCTCATTATACTTTTTTAGCTAGTTTTTTATTCATCTTTCTTTGAACTACTTCTGGTAATTTAGAAAAACCTTTAAGTTTTTTAGCAACTTTTTTTTTCTTCATACCATTTTTATTTTTCATTGGTTTCATTTTTCCGTACATCATTAGCTATATCTCCTATATTTAGCTGTTTTTTTTGCAATCCCTTTGGGTTGCTTCACAAACTGTTTGCCCTTTTTTGTTCCTTTTCGCTTGGCTTTTGTCGTTGCCGCATACTCTGCAGCGGACAGACTTTTTATAGCCTTCTCTGGTAAATATCTTTCTCCAGTAACTGAAGATTTTTTGCCAGATTTTGTTCGCCATTTTTGTTTTGACCATGCTTTTAAACTTCTTTGACTTTTTTCTAAAGCCATTATGCTTTTCTCCCTTTTCTTATTGCTTCTTTGCCCTTCTTAAATATAGCTGCAACCTGTGCTTTACCCATAACTTTTGCACGTTGCTCTCCTACAGTTAAGATTTGAATTTTTCTAGCAAAAGGTTTTTTAATTTTTTTAACTTTTGCCACAGTTTTTCGAGCATCGCTTGAAGTCGCAAACTTAATTCCGACAGTATCTTTTGGATTTTCATCAGTATATAATCTCCTCCCTGATCCTTTTGGTTTTTTTCCAGTACCTACTTTAGGATCTCTTTTTTTTACCATAAAATTTCATTTCTTTAATATGTTTTTTTATAATCTTAGATTGTTTTTTATGTAGCTTTGACGCTTTACCTAAAGCCTTTGCTACTTTATTTAATTTTTTTACCATTACTTGTATCCGCCTCCAGCTGACTTGTACCTTTTCGCTAGCATCTGTGCTTTTCTAGCTGACCATTGTCCAGGTTTACCACCTTTTGAACTAGCCATAATAGAGTTAAACATTCTTTTTCTCATACCAGGTTTAGTATAGTTACCTGCTTTATTTACTGTGCTTTTCTTCTTCGCCATCTTTTATCTCCTTATATTCATAATCATAGCTTCCTTCCTGTACTTCATCTGTAATCCATTTAGAAGTATCTTCTACGGACCAGATTCTAGTATTAACTAAT